ACCGATGGTATGACTTCTTGATTTCAGGCCAGCGTGTAAACAGTACCTTTGCAACACCGGAACCCATAGCGTTCTGACAATTAACCTGGTGACAAATGATATCCTCAGGCGCATCCAGAATGTCGCCAATCACTGTTTTAATCATGCTTGTTTTCCTCCAGAATGTCGGGCGGGATAAGAACCACAACCTTTTCGTCAGAGTAGTAGCAGTAGATTTGGTGTTTCTCATTCCACTGTTTTGCGAAAGCTCGGAACTCTTCGTATGCTTCTTTGTCGAAAGAAAGATCTTCGCAATCTAACTCCTGTTCAATACCTTCAAGAACTTCGTTAGGATCAATTTTGCCATACACACGGAATGTTCCATACACATAGCTTGGAATAGGGCTGTCGTTATACTGATAGTGGTCGATCAACTCTTCCATATCGGCAAAATAGTCATTGCCGTCGTAAAGCATACAGCCAGGAAATTCCTTCTCGTATTCTTCAAGAGTAAGCTTACGGGCAGCTTCGTACTTTTCTTTTGATCTACACGCATCACACTTCAAAATGTATCTTGGTGTTTCTTTTCCGCAAACACTGCAATGATACGGCGCACAACAATTCTCAGCAGCCCGTTCATTCAGATACATTTTTCCGCATGTTTCGCAGATGAAAATATCTACATTTTTCTTTGTTGCCATTTGGTTAAAACTCCTTTGGTGAATGAAAAATGACCACCATACTTGGGAACGGAGCAGAGTTCTTTCCGTCTCCAAACTTCAATCTGCCACGAATAAACCTAACCTCAACATCTTGCTTTTGATAGATATAGTCGTGGAAGTAGCTTGTATCCGTTCGAGCCGGTATTAACATGACAACGGTTGTACCAGGCTTTTTGGATTCGTCTGAGCATTTCTTCACCCAATCTTTTATTGCTTTTCCGTATGGTGGATTGCAGAATACGGTCTGCCCCCCCCCAGCACTGCTCAAGTCCATTTTCCTTCTCAGTGTAATATGTGTCACACTTATGGTTATGGTCGTCAGCGCAGGGGTCGAGGGTGAAGTGAAACTCATCATTCAGTCGGTCAAAGAAATCTTGCGGAGTTGCCCACTCCATAGACTTCGATGAAAACATGACATTAAGGTTCATGCGTTTCACTCCTTTGTGTTGTTTATAAATGCTATGAGAAACACCGTCAATAATCTCATCAAGGGTTCGAGGTGTATATCCCATATATGGCATCATGCAGCCAACATTGAATATATTGCCACAGTTATGAGTACGAGAAGATCGTGTGCGTCTCAGCTCGTCTCTCCACTGATTCAAAAAGTCATTTTCTCTTGTGACATGTACATGACCACAAAGCATATAGCAATCAGGATTATAAGAGGCTTTATAGAGAAGGATAGGATAGTGACACATGATAACATGTCTTCCAGTATCCGTAATTTCCTTGTACTCCTTAACATCCTGAAACATCTTTTTAAGCCCAGAGGACATTTCTTTGATGTCATGATTGCCGCGAATCAACACCTTATTTCCTTTGAGCTGCGGTAAAATCCGCTTCCATTCGTCTTCTTTTCCCCAGCAGAAATCGCCAAGGATATAAACGGTGTCATTTGGATCGGTCACGCTATTCCAGTTCTGGATCAACGCATCTTCCATTGCGGCAATATTGCTGAACGGCCTGTCGTCAAACTTGATGACATTTGCATGACCAAAATGTAAATCGCTGATATATCTATTCACCGGGTTGCCTCCGTTTCATTTGGTATCTCTTCACACGGACATCTAAGCCTTTGCCTTGCGCCGTTTCAATCATGTGCTTAGTACCAGAAGACTTTCCATCCCAAAACGCAACCAGAGCATCTGCGTACTCTGCCATCTTCACATTTCGCTTGAAACCGGCTGAGCGTCCGTCTATATCCCAATCGGCTGGAAAATAGATTACCTTGTAACCGCGCTCTTTTGCATAGCGCTCCCCAAGCCTATCTGCGCCACGAGCCATGCCGCAAACAATCTGAATTTCGTCATTGATGTTCTTCAACAAATAATCGAGACTGGCGGCAAGGCCGTTGTAGTTGTTGAAATCCCTACCGCCAGCAACGATCACACGAAACATTCTTTCTCACCCGTGCCGTAGCACTCTTCGCATCGGTAATAATCGCCCTCGTCTTCGGCACAAGATCTTCTGAATACTTTGCCTGTGCCAGCACACTTTTCACAGGCCGTATTGATCTTGCGAAGCTCTTCGAGACTTCTTTTATATGGAGAAATCTTTGCTTGAAACTCAGATTCCATTTTTCTGATCTGGCTTTCGATTTCACGAATAGCTGAAACAAGGTTTAATTTATCAGCCATTACCATTCACCAACTTCCACATTTTCTAAAGCCATCTCACACGCATCGCAGAGTTCTTCTGGACAACAGCCACCTTCACACTGCATTCCACGACCTCTCGAACATTGCAAAAATTGTGTGTCGCCCTGCCAGCTCTCATCTATGTATGCGCCGCAAGCGCCGTGATAAGCATATCCTGTCATGTTGCCCTCCTTGTTACATGAAGAAGTGGAACACCCAGCCGATAAGCAGTGTAGAAATCGTAATCAAAACTGCGTGTGTAAATCGATACCAATACAAGCCTGTGCTTGGGTGTGGTGCGCTGGTGGTTACTACAAAGGTAATCAGTGCATCAATGCCGATTGCGTGTACAAGCGTAATCGCGGGAATTCCAAGAGGTACGATATACCAGCCCCAGAGTACCTTAATTGTAAATCCAGCAATAAACGTAGTGAACAGAGCAAGAATGAACTGTACCCATGCAGGAGGCGCTTTCAAGCTTTTCCAAAGATCCAACGCCTCATTTTCTGTCAGTTTGCTCATGCGGCTTCCTCCAATCTTTTAGTAGCGACCTCCGCCCAGGGCATACCAAAATATTTACTCTTTTTATTATCGCAAGAGCCGTTGTCCATACCGATGTAGTGTCTTCCTTCCAGCTTTGCAGCTACCAGAATAGAACCACTACCGCAGCAGTTATCCAGAACTACATCGCCCTGATTGGTGTATGTACGAATGATATATCTACACAAATCAACTGGTTTTTCCGTGGAGCTAATTGCCACAGAAGGATGGGGCTTCTGAAACACCCAAATAGAAGACGGATGCTTCATATCACTTCGGTTTTCAACGACTTTATATGATCCGTAAATACGGTTATTCAGAACATCTTCGGCGTTCTCACCTTTTGCTTTTCCTTTGCTATGGCTTGGAACACCCTTTACCATCTGAGGGTTATAAACCGGCTGTTTCTTATAGAAAACCATAATGTCCTCATGCTCTCGCATTGGCATTCGGTTTGCATTTAAGAAACCGCTTTTCAAAACCTTATCCCAGATGATGTTGTACCGATGGAGCTTTTCGTTGGAAAGCATCATTTTGGCGGTAAACTTATCCTGTCCAAAGAGAATGATTGCTCCGTTAGGCTTGATAATTCGTTCGTACTGTTCCCAAAGTTTCTCAGGTGGAATTACTGCGTCCCACTTGTTCTTTGTTACCCCGTAGGGGAGATCGCAGAGAATCAAATCTACGGACTCATCTGCAATCTCCCGCATACCAATGAGACAGTCGATATTGTAAACCTTGTCTAATTCCATCAAGCAACCCGCATCTCAGTATTTGCCTGACCGAATTCGATTACCTTAGGTACACTTGTGGAGCCAAAACCGCCGTTGCGAACACCTGCGGCTGCATCATCGTATGTAATTCCATAGGGAAGGAAGATACCCTGCATAAAACCATCGCCGGCCTTGACTTCGAGAACCTTATTCTCGTTGGAATCGTTGGTGATCTTTGCGAAGATATGGCCTTCGTTGTCGGAATTGTAGTAATCGCTGTCGATTACACCCATCGTATTATTAAGCTGCAGTCTGTACTTGAAGCCCAGGCCGCTACGAGGCAGACAGCCAAGCCACCAGCCGTTTTCAATCCGTACACGAATGCCGGTTGGAATCTTAATACTCACACCAGGAGCAATGACAAAGTGGATGGGGGACTTGAAATCGTAGCCAGCAGAGCCAGCGGTTGCTCGTTCTGGGAGCTTGATATTGTCATATAGCTCCCGAATTTCATTCTCAGGTGGATTATCCTCGTAGAAACAGTCCTTCATTGCTTCATAGAACTGCTCATAGCTTACCTTTGAAAATTCGCCAATTCGATTCATTGGTTATCAAACTCCTTTGTTACAACTTGTTCTGTAGATATTGATCTCTGAACATCAATAATCCGTTGGTTTTTGCTTCCTTTATAGGAAAGGGTTATGTCTCGTTGCTCAAGAACGAATTCCCCGTCAACCAACACATCACAAAGCTTCAGTAAGTCAAACATCTCACTGTTTTCCAGTATTTCTTCAAATCGAAAACCTGAATAAATCCAGACGGAGATATCTTTTACATCCTTGCGAAGCCGTTCGATAAACGGCGTTATTTCCTTTGCGCTATACATTGGATCTCCGCCGCTTAAAGTAAGGCCAGAAATAAAAGGTGTCTTTTTGATATAAGCAATAATCTCGTCTTGAAGTTCTTGCGTGAATGGTTGGCCTGCGGTGAATGAGTGGGAAGCTGGATTGTGGCATCCCTTGCAGTTGTGTAAACAACCGCTTACGAACACCACAACCCGCACCCCTTCGCCATCAACAACGGACTCGAAGTTGATACCGGCTACATTCACTCTGCGTCGTCTCCATTCGTGGGCAAGAAGTCGGTATAGTTGCTATGTTTTACACGATCCAGACACTCTTTGATCTTGCCGGCGTTGAAATTGCGATAGTCTGTTGTCAGATATCCTGTTACGCGGCGGAGGCGCTGGATCTCAGTATTACCACACTTGGGGCAGTTGTAGTTGATTTCTCCCTGATAGCCACACTTCAAGCAAGAGTCGATGGGGAAGTTAAAAGCCAGGTAAGGAATATCAAGAGACATTGCATAGTCAATGATGTCCTCAACGGCCTTTTCGTTCTTCATGACAGAGCTTTCCAGCTCAATGTAGGTAATGCAGCCGCCAGTAGGATACTTGCAGAAGGGAGCTTCCAGCTCCAACTTGCGGTAAATGGAAACCTTCTGCCATACGGGAACATGGTGGGAGTTGGTAATGTATTCACGATCAGTAACCCGTGGGATTTCGCCAAACTCCTTTTTCAGAGCCATCGCATATGTCTTGCAAAGGTTTTCAGCGGGTGTCGCATAACAAGAGAAGTTCAGGTTGTGCTTTTCGCTTGCACTCTGGCAATACTTGTAGATATGCTCAACAACACTCAGAGCAAACTTCCAAACCTCATCGTCCTCAGAGTGGTCTTTGCCAAAGAGTGCCTGACACATTTCCGCAATGCCAATATAGCCAACAGCCAGGGTTCCGTGCTTCATAGCCTCATAGATACCCTTGAAAGAAGCCTGATCGAAGTCAGCGATAGTTCCGTTGCCATACATAAACTTTGCAGAGGCAACAGACTGCTTGCATACATGGTAGAAGCGATCAACCAAGGACATTTCTGTAAGGTACAGAACTTCATCAAGCTCTTTCCAGAAACCATCCAGATCGGGCTTGCTGCGCTCACCCAAACAAATACCGTGTTTGATACCGATCTTCGGCAGGTTGATAGTAGTAGGGCAGACGTTACCACGGCCAAGCTTGGAATAGCCAAGGCCATTTCTGTCGTATCCCATCATGGTACGACAACCCATTGTCGCCATCTCGGTATCGGGATTATTGGGATCTTCGATGTTCTGAGAGAAGTCGCAATTTACAATATTGGGATAAATGCGCTTACACAGAGACTTGATCGCCAACTTCTTGATGTCGTAGTTCGGATCGCCAGGACGAGCATTAACACCCTTCTTATACTTGAAAATACTGATGGGGAAGATGGGAGTCAAATGATACTGGCCGATGCCATCAAGACTTGCGGACATGAGCCAGCGAGACACCAAGCGACCACTGGTAGAAGTATCCGTACCGAAATTGATGGATGTAAATGGAATCTGAGAACCGGCACGACTCTCCAGAGTATTCAGATTGTGGTAAAGGCTTTGTGCGGCCTGCTTACCCTCACACATCATGTCAAAGTATGCTTGATTGTACATGACACTATCAAGGCTGCTCTTGTTGTCAAGATGAATGTCCTTTTCGGTTAAACCGGCCTTAGCCAGAACATCTGGCTTAACCTTATCAATAAATGCGTCGATCTCTTCATCTGTCATAGCGGAGAAATCGGTGTCCGCGAAATCCTGGCTGGACTTCACCAATGCCATAACATACTTCTTGAAGAAGGTCTTTGTGACAAAGGATGCGAGGTCATAGTCCAGATGACAAGAAGCAACGCCACCATACTGAACCTGACTCTGAATCTGGAAGATAACAGCAATCAACTGACATGCAGTAGAGAAGCTGTTAGCTGGGCGGACATCGCCGTTTCTGGTAGCAAAACCATTGTTAAGCAGACGCTGAAGGTCTGCAAAAAGACAGTTGTGAGATCCGATATCATATTCGGAAAGGTCATGCAGATAGATGCGGGACTCTCTGTGTGCCTGTGCTACCTCAGGGCGAATGAATACATTCAAAGCGATGTTTTTATGCAGCACATTCGCACTTTCAAACTTTCTTCCGCCAAAAGAATGCTCATCAACATTGGCATTCTGATTCTGGACATTGTTGCAGAGCAGAATGTCCTCGATCTGCTTGTTGAGATCGTTGTTTTTCTGACGCTCCTGGTTTCGGCTCTCACGGTATTTGATATAAGCCTTTGCTGTCTTCTTACAGCGGCTACCCATCAGACCGTCTTCAACCATATCTTGAATCTGCTCTACATCTACTGTACCGGAGAGCTGGTTGGAGTTTGCGATCTTGCTTGCAATGCGAAGAGCGACATCCTCATCAACCTCGCCGGCCTGTACCATTGCTTTTGTAATGGCACTAACGATCTTGCCAGCATCAAACGGCTCAACTCTGCCGTCTCGTTTTCTGATTTCTGTAATCATTCGGTTCCTCCTGCCAAATTGAAAATGATACGATAAATCTCGTTCCATGCTTTTACGCGGATCATGTCGTTAGCTTCTGCGTTGTATGCGCGGTTGTGGTAACGATCAAACAGCAGCTTGATACAGGAGGTGGTTTCCAAATTGTGTACGCCGTCATCAATCATCACATCTCCGTGAACAACAGACTTGTCGCTGGCAATAATAACATCTTCCCATTTCAAATATGGATACGCATTAAGCAACCAAGCGATTTTTGGGGCTACGGTGTTGTAATGTGAAGCGGTTACAATTCGGATAGTGTGTCCGTCATCTAACAGCCGCTTTACAATGTCTGGTGCGTCTTGTGTTGGAACGAGTGTTGACCAAAACTCAGGACAGTGTAATGGGCTGAAAACCTGCTCCGTAGTCAGAGTGGGAAAGAAGTCTGCGATTTCCCATGAGACAATATCTTCTGGACGAACAGAAGTGCCATATACACGGTTAAGCTCGGCAACCCACGCTGCTGTCAGTTCCTCCAACACATCATCCATGTCAATGAGAATGGTCAATTTTTTCATGCGACCATCCCCGCGTTTCTCCAGCCATCGATCATTCCTTCGATTTCCTTTTTCAAATCCTTCAAAGTACCGTCGTTCAGAATGAAGTTGTCTGGCTCAACCATATCCAGCGCAGTCTCAGACGGATGCTGCTGCTGTTCTGGTGTAAGAGGACTGATGAAATTATCTCTGCGAACTCTGACATGAACGACATCAAAGCCGGCATTCTTCAGATGGTCAATTTCGTTGGGAAAGCGACTATCTGGAATGAGAACGTAGTCCCATTCATCGGGGAACAACTCCAACATATCAGTAATAAAGTTGACCCAATAATCTGGGCGCTGGTTTCTTACAATGTCAGTACCGACGCGCTGCAAGAGGCTTCTGCCATATTCGTCCTTTTCGCCATTCCAAGCAAAGAATGTACGACAGACATACTTAACCAAATCTCCATAGTGGGCGACCAGTACAGAGTTGCCATCGGACTCAAGCACCTCTTTCAAAATGCCAGCAGTAGTATCCTTACCATGCTGAGCCTTACCGGAAATACAAATTACCTTCATATTCCGCCTCCGTTTAGCACTCGATATCATCAAAGAAAACGGGAATCTTCTCTTTGAACTCCATCAGCAGGGGCGTTGCGCCTTCACGCATCTGGGGATGAGCCGCAATGGGAGTACGCAGCTTGAAGAAATGTCTCCACTCACGCATATTCATGGTGATGCAGATCTCGGTCTTGGTAGAGTTGTTCAAAACAGAACGGGCAATTTGGGGAGAAGCGCCCAACTCAATCATTCTGTTATAGTGGCGCTCAGCATCTTCACAGGCCGCAATCCACTCTGCGTAAATAGCTGCGGCGGTTTCAGCGTCCAGCTTAGAAACCTTAGGATCAAGCTCCATGCCACCCTTCAGATCGATATAGGTTACTTCGTTACCAAACTTATCCTGAGAATAGTTGCAGTAACGAGTGCTTTCCTGAGCGTAGCTTGCGATACGGTGACGAACCACCTCATGAGTAACACCGCGATCAACAGTGAGTCGGACGGTGATGTTGTAATGTTCAATCACTGCCTCGTGACCACGCTTGATAAGGCCAGCAACAAAGGTGCGACAAGACTCATCAGTGATCTTGTCCTCGCTCTTGTAACAGGTGCGGCCAACTGCCTCCACTGTTTTCAGAATCTGCTCAGGATCGATAGGTGTGATAATTTCAAAACTCGGTTTGATAATTCTCATTGCATAACCTCCGAAATTGTTTAGTTAATTCGATAGATAGCAAAAATAAGTTGTTGTTCCAAGAATTTCGTCGTAGTATTCATAGTAAACGCCGTCGCCCTGCTTAAAGTTAGCCTGGAATACCACATTTGCGGGGAGGATACTCCCTTCCTCAAGAAGCTGCCGTGCATTTTCAATGGTACGTTCATCTGGCGTGTTGTTGATTGCGCCGCTCCAAGTAGGAGAATACTGACCAGGTTGATAAATAACATCGTACAGCGTATCGGGATACAGTTCATGTCCCATACGGTTAATGACAACACTACCAACATAAAGCTGAATCTCATCGGGAATCCAAGAGCCACCCATCTCAGCGGTAAGAAGTCTTGCAAACAAATCAAGGTCTTCTTCTGTATAGGGAATTGCGGGAGGATCTTCCTCTGGAACAACTGGTTCAACCTTAGTTGTTTCGATTGGTTCCACAACCTCTGGCAGTACCAACATGACCGGCTCAGAAGTATGTACCAAATAAGAAGTAGTAGCTGTATTTTCGGGGGGGGTGTCCATATCACACGATCTCGCGGCGGGGTAGCACATGGAACCCATCAGAAGTGTTGCCAGACATGCGCCACATATGACAGTGACAATCTTGCCGGCAGAATTGCGTTTACGACTCATGTTCGTTACGTCCTTTCTTGTTTTAGGCAATTAGTTCGTAATCGAGCAAATACCAATATCCACTCTTGTTTTTCTCTAACTCTTTTGCCTGTATGATATCGAATCGCTTGATTGGATTTTTGGTGAATGTATAAGCACGGACGGTAAGACGAGCAGTTTTACCGCTACCGATTGATCTGGTTTGTAGGGCATAGCCCCAAACAGTTCCCTTTTCACGACTAACCATTGGATAAACATCGCTGACGAGAAGCTTTCTTCTGTCCTCAGGACGCTTTGTGGTAAGGTCGATATAGCCCATGAGTTCAAGCTGAGATTGGATTTTGCACTTCAGATCGATATCGGGCAGATTAAGGGATTTGATCGCTCCTTCGCAAGCAGCAAGCAGGCCGTCCATATCCGTAATGCTAAAAGACTTTGCCTCTGAGCCGTCTTTGTTCCTATCGGTGGCGTACTGCGCGACCAAATCATAAATCTGGCCTTCCAATTTTGCTTTTGGGATTTTCTTTGCAGTGCCATTTTTGAAGAACGAGTAAAAGGTAACGATTCGTGTAAGCTCCGGTATATTGCCGAAGTCCTGGAAGAAGTCAATCTTAATCAGAATTTCACGTTGTCTGGTATCAAGAGAGCTTTCTTCCGTCATGAGCTTTAGAAGCTCCATAAATGTTTGCGGTTGATGTTTCTTTGAGATTTCATACAGTTCATTTGCAACGGCACTATTCATGTACTTAATAGACTCGATACCCTTAGCGATAACGCCCTTTTCGGCATCAAATATATATTTGTCCTTAGAAAGTCCGTAGCGTGGCGGCACGATTTGGATACCATACAACTCAGCAAGAGCGCTGCCGTTCTTAATATCTTCTTCGTTATTTGCGTTGTTCAGATACGCCGTGATGAACTCGTATGGGTGATAGTAGCGAAGATAAGCACAGAGATAACCAATCATGCAGTAACCAATGGAATGGTTATAGCCAAACTGATAACTCGCACTGTCTTCAATGATCTGGATGAACTCTTTTGCTTCCTGCTCTGCAACATCTCTTGGTTGAGAAGACTTGGAACAATATCCTTCCAGAATGGATGGAAGAGCTTTATCCAGGCGATCTTTCTGCTTTCGTCCGATTGCTCGGCGGACATTATCAGCTTCGCTTCCGCTTAGGCCGCAAATTTCTTGCAGAAACTTGATCGTATCCTCCTGATAAATCAGATAGCCAAGGTTGTCTTTCAAAAGCTCGTCGATGATTGGCGAAGGGTTCTTGTGTGGTTTTCTCTGCAGCAACTCATCTCGGTAAGAAGCACCGGAAGGACGGATACACGCAGTAACCAGAGACATATCGTAAATGCTATGTGTTTTGAACTTCTTCAGACTGTCGAACGCGAAAGCAGATTCAAACTGGAAAATTCCGATAGGTGAACGGAGCATGTCTTTCCATACCGCGTCGTCGTTCCAGTCGATTTCATGAGACTTAGGATATGGCTTTCCGATCAGCGCGTATGTATCCTTGATGATTTCGATGTTTTTCAGGCCAAGAATGTCATACTTAACCAATCCAGCTTCATGTACGCACTCCATGTCGATCTGCAAAATCTCCTTGCCTTCCGACATAAAGGTTCCGTAGTTATCGCGGAGAGTGAGCGGACTTGCGACGATACCTGCTGGGTGCATAGACTGAGAGATCGCCACATCAAGCAGCCCGTCATAGTAATAAAACACATCTGGGTATTTCTTACGGGCTTCCTCAGGATTTGCTTCAAAGTCCTGCTTGATCGTGTTGTTGATCTTGCCAACCCAAGGGTTTTTCTCAAAGATCTTTTCGTTTTCAGCCTTCAGCCGCTCATACTCTCTCGAATACGCCTTGATAAGCTCTGCTCGTGGAGTACCGCCCATTTTCTCTGGGAAGATAAGCTTATTTGTTTTTCTGTCCCAATAGTAAGTGCCGAATCCATCTCGTGAATCACCAAATGTTACCTCAACATCCATATCTTTCAGAGCTTTCAGAAGGCTCTTCAAGTCTCCCAGATCGTGTTGATGCTCTTTGTTCCAGCGAACGCCAAGCGCACGGCATATCTCATCAATGCAGCCTTTGGATTTGATTGTGCCAATGGCAAGGATAAAAGCAGTGTTTTCCTGACCAAAGCGGTTAATGATATATTCGTAAACCTTATCTCGATCAGACGGCGACACATCGATATCAATATCGCCAATCTCTTTACGGTCTTCGTTACAGAAACGGCTAAACACGGTATGCCAAGTCTCAGGATTAAGGTCTGTTGTGTTAGTGACGTAGGCCACACGGGAACCACCACAAGAACCACGGTTGAAACCAATAGGAATGCCGTTGGACTTGCACCAAGTTACCAGCTCTGACATGAAAAGCATAAAACCAGACATCTCGATTTTGTCGAATACGCGGCACTCTTCTTGGATTGCAGAGGCAAAATTGCTGATCTGGTCTTGGGTGATAGCTCCTTCTTTGATTTTTGCAAGAAGGTTATCTTTGATCGTCTGTTCAAAAACTTCCTTATCTCTCGCTCCGTAAAGCTTCGGGTACTTAAAGCTGACATCCAGCTCAAACGCCTCTACGGAATCGGCCATACGATTTGTGTTTTCGATAGCATCAAGAAAGATGCTTTCTGGAAGCGCATTTTGCAGTCTGAACATTTCGACCAGTTCTTCATAGGACTTGTAGCTAAGGTCGAAACTATCCTCGTCTGCAAACTCGATGTGCTTTGCAAGCTGCATTACACTTCTGCACTCTGCCTTATAACTGTTCAAGCTATGCGTATCAGTGCCGGCAATCAAAGGAATACCGTACTTCTTAGACATTTCTGCCAGATGACAGTTATAAGAAATCTGCTCTGGGTGATTGTGCGGTTGAATTTCTAAGTAGTCGTAGTGCTTTAACAAGCGCTCGTACAACGGATGGTTTACCTTCATTTTGTTTAGAGGGGAGGCAAGACAAGCGCTAATCTTGATTACATTCTTGGAGATACCCAAGAACTCATTGAACGAGATGCGAGGCTTATAATAGAAATGGTCGTCTCGTGTTGAGGCGCTGACCAAATCATTCAGCTCTTGCAAACCAGCCTGGTTTTTTGCAATCAAGATCGTATGATAATTGTCTCTCAGTCTGCTTTCTTCGCCGGTGCGAGGATCTGTCCAGATGAATTTCTCTGTCAGATAACACTCGACACCGTGCAAATACTTGATGCCTGCTTTGTCGCAGCACATCTTTTTAGCCACCCACTGATAAATGTTGCCATGCTCGGTAAATGCAATGGCTTTCTGCCCAAGCTCAACAGCACGATTTACATAGTCTTCAAACTTTGTTGCGCTGTCCAGCAAGGACAAATCAGAGTGGAGATGATATACAACATAGTTTTCATCCACCGTAACCACCTCCATCCTGGATAGAGCCAAATACCTCATCCTCTTCGTCATTGAGTTGTTCCGGAGGGAATGGTAGTCCGCCAGTGTGCTTGTGCTTATCCCAAGAGTAACGACGATCAAGATCTACTTCGTTTGTGAAGAAACGGCGAGACGGCTGATCGTAAAACACGCCAACACTTCTACCTTCAAAGCCAAGCATACGGTCTTTGAGGATATCGATCAGAACATCGTCCTTAATCGGTTTTACTCTCCATCCGTTGCCATTAAGCTTCGGTTCACCTTGCTTATCCTTTTCAGATACGCGGTAGAGACTGATGATACGGTGTGCAAGGTCAATGATTGCGGAGATACCCTGCACATCCATCTTGTTCAGACGGCGCATTGTGTCGATCTTGTGGGGATGAACTACCAAAATAACAATGACATTGAATTTGACCGCAAAAGAGATAAGCTGCATGATAAGCTCACTCTGCTTGTTGTACTTATTGTCGTCGCTGCATTCCAGATTGATTGCGGTCAGGTTATCCAGAATGAGCAGTTTCGTTCCGTACTTGCGAACAGAGTCTTCCATCGTTTTCAGCAGATCTGTCATACGGTTGGATCTTCCGTCTTCGTAGATGTACAGTCTGCCGCGATAATGCTCTTCGATTTCTCGCTTTGCATCAGGACGAACCTTGTAATATACGGAATCTTCAAAATGTCGCTCTTCAATATGGCGCTGGCCTGCAAGTACCGAATTCAACCAGTTCTTTGTCTGGAAGTTCGGCAGCTCACCGGAAAACAGAAAAACATTCTTGTCTTGCTCAAGAGACTGGCAAATGAGCTGGTTAATGAAAGAGCTTTTACCTGCGCCGTTAATACCAGTGATGATGTTGAGCGTACCCTGAAACAGCTTCATGAGGTATCTGTCCAGAGGTTTAATACCCGTGGTTACACCGTCGATCTGGTCTAAGTCAACATCTTGGATATCTGAAAAATCCACAACGCCTGGTACGGGGCTATCCTTTGCGTTAAGGATGAATTCAAGCACTTTCTCCTTACCAAAATAGTAAAGAGCTTCGTTTAAGTCGTTGACGGGAAGCTTCTTGCCGTCTGGCATTTCCACAATAGATGGGATTTCAACGACCTTTGTTCTCCAACTGCCAAGGCGATAAACAACTTCTTTCTGCATCTTAATACCGGCCTCATCGTTGTCGGAGCAGATGATGATGGAATCGAACTGCTCCAGCCAATCCCAATTCTCTTCGATCCAATGGAAGTTGCTACTTCCAAGAGGTACAGAGACGGTGTTTGTGTAGCCAGCCTCAATAGCAGACAGACAATCGGGTTCGCCCTCGCAGATCAACAGAGGAGAGTTTACATTGATGCGGTTCATATTGAACAGCAAATTGCTTGTATCTGCATTTTTCTGACACCAACATTTATTTTCGCCCTTGCGAACCTTGCGCGAAGGTCTGTACTTTACCATTGTCAGCACATCGTTGGTGTCGTAATAGTTCCAGACGATATTTCCTTCTTCATCCTGCCGTACATCTGCATAGTCCAGCGTCTTTTCGCTGATGCAGCGCTTCTTGAAGTAGGAGTAGACTTTCGATTTATCGCCTAATGGTACTTCCTTGGGGTATTTATACTGATGCTTGGTTTTTACTCCAAGCTCACCGAAGCTATATTTGATACCAGCTAATTCAAATAGCTTTTGGCAAGCCTGAAGATAAGTCATGCCTTTGTAAATGAACACATCCAAAATATCGTAGTTCCTTGCACACGCTCCAAAGCAATGGAAGGAGAACGTCTTTTTGTTGTAGATGAATGATGCGTGATCTTCTTGGTGGAAGGGGCAACAACATCGAAGGTTCTGTTCGTCAAAGTCATGGATATCTAATTCCTGGGCAATGATAAGCGCGTTTTCGTCGCCAAGCTTTTCTTTCGCCTCAAGAATAACGTCACGATCAATTTGCAGTAAAGTCACCCCTTTCAGAACATTTTGCTAAACTCGCACTCCTTACACACATCGCATAGATAGTTGCACCGCCAGTATTCCGGTTGTGGTTGCCAACTGTCGTTGCGTGTGATTGAATCGATTTCACTTCCTGCCCACTTTTCAACTTCGTGGAACCGCTTGATTTGAAACGGCTCTTGGATCATGATTTGTGAGCGGAAACAGTTGAATTCCAATATGTCAGGAAAGCGACCATACTTGTCTTTTACTGCTGCGGAATATACATAGAGCTGCCGTAGGTAGTCATCCAATTCCGCGTCTGACTTTGTTGGTTTGGATCTCTTAGAGCGTGGCTTTAAGGTTCTGGATTTGTGGTCAGTGATGATAAGCTGGCCGTCATCGCTAACCACATCAATAAATCCAGTCCAAGGTCGATCAGCGAAGATAAATTCCATTTTTTCTTCTACACTGATGATTTTGCGTTTTGGAAAACTGATATTGTCCAGATAATAAAAACCCTGCTCGAAATAATTGTGGTGAATTTTTCGATTTGGAGCTTTGGCACGGACATTTTCTGCGAAGTGGGCTACATAGTAAGTAGAAAGGTCTTTTCTTGCCAACTCACCCGAAAGATACATCTGCATTATCAGGTGTATGTAGCTACCAAACTCCGCAAAAAATCCACTTTGCTTTTTTAACGGCTTTCCATATTCGTCACGATACAGATAGGTCAGAAACCACTTGTATGGACAATCCGAAAAAGAAGTTAAGCGTGAATAGCTCCAAGTCATGTCACCGATGACTAAATCATAACGAATAGAGTATCACCGCCGTTAAAACTGCTTAGAAGGGCAGATCGCCGTCTTCTCCGTCGTCCCCGTCATCTGCCAGAGGGGAAGGAGCTGCCTTTTGCTTCTTTGCTCCGCCGCTTGCCTTCTTGCTGGAAGTCTTAGAGCTACCACTGTCGCTGTCAGTAGAAGCGCCATCTGCCGGCTCAAAATCGAACAGCGTGAAATTGGTGAACTCACGGCCTGCTTCCTTGTCGTAGCGATTGGATACATCGCAAGCACCCATCTTGATACGGTAACGATCACCGTTTTCCAGACCCTTTTCAATCAGGCCAATCTTCTTATTAGCCTCACCGATCAGGCTGACGAAGCCGCTGAAGTCAGTCACATACTCGTCTGTCTTCTTGTCCTTGCGGCTGGTGGACATTCTGATTTTTGCAAAACTATCGCCCTGGTTGGTAATTTCCCAAACAGTAGCGAATGCGCCTTCACGAAAACCCATATCTTACTTCCTCCTTATTCTGTAATTGAGAACTGACGACCAAGCTCTTCCAGCAGCTTAGCGGCCACAGAGGGGTCAGTCAGATAATTCATGTAGTCTGCGGAAGGCTTATTGCCATTGCGGACATACTTCTTAACAACCTCGGTCAGCTTCTTACGAGCCTCGTCGCTGTTGTTGTTTGCATCCAGATAGGTATGCACATGAGCGTCGATCTTGGCGATAAGCTGACGAGTAACAGCAAGCTCGGCTTCTGCCTCGGCCTCTTCCTTCTTGCTACGCCAGTTGTCAGGATCGTCGTCGGGAGTTGCAATCTGGAAGAACTTCAGCATAAAGTAACGGTTCGCATATGTAAGAGCGCTGCCAAATGCCTGGGCTGCGTCTCCCTGCTGACCGATCAAAGCCCATGTGACTTCCATCTTGTCATCCTGATTGTCGCAGTCGATCCATGTAAAAACGAGATCGGCCTGCACCAAAGTCTCGTAAATGTCCTCAATAATAGGATCTCCGGACTTGGATTTCTTTGTTTTCTGATAGTGAATAGGGCTTGTAACCAGTGTGCCAGGGACAACGCTTGGCTTGAGAGACACGCCGTACTTCTTCATGCCGGCGGCAACACGAGCCAAGATTTCATCCTCAGTGACATACTTATAGTTAAAGCCAGACTTATTCTTGCGAAGAACCTCGACCATTTCACGGATCTTGGCAAGCTTCTGTACTAAGTTCAAAGCTTTCTCTTCAGACACTGTGTTCCTCCATCAAATAACTTGCTGTCATATCTGCTAAGTGGAGCAACACGGCAAATGGGCAAATCTCATATGCTTTCCCACAACCGTAATCTCCACCCTTGACAGCGGAATCATAGCCAGACATATGCCAACGAATTGCGTAGATCTCATCGTCGGTAAGCTGCATGTGCTTCATTAGGATAATGACAGACTTTTCTCCGTGGCCTACGGGGTACTGGTCATCTGCCTTATAGAACGGTTCCTTACGCCATACACCAGTCGTTTCGTCCTTCACATTCTTTGTGCTGACAACATAGTAGTTAGCCTTGCACAAATCATGGAAAAGAGCTGCGATTGCAATGGTTTCTTCGGAAATATTCAAATGCGGAAATTGTTTAACTAATTCGTTGAGAGCATTATAGACATTCAGAGAATGCTCTAACAGGCCATACTTGTGGTTGCCATGAAATCTTGTGCTGGCGGGAGCGACAAAGAAATCACTCTCGTTCTCCAGCCAGTCAAGCAGAGAGTCCAGGCCATCACGATTGATTTTCTCACGACAGATTGTGAGAAACTTTGCTTTCAAATCGATGTTTTGCAAACGACATAGCCTCCATTAACTAAGGTCATCTGAAATATCCCTACGGGTATAGCACTCTTCGCAATAGCTCTTCCCGTCTGCGGTTAATACATATTCACCAGTGATATCTTCACCGCAGTATTCACAAGCTCTTGCATCTACATAAGCGCCACCGCATTTCGGACAACCAGTAAAATGCTCGTATGGGGGAGTGTCAAGGCCATGTCTTTCCGTATATCGCTTTGGATCATGAAAGACACAGCCACACTCAACACATACAAACTTATCAGGCATTCTTTACGCGGAACTCGATCTCAACGCCGATGCTGTCGTCGCCGGCCAGCTCCTTGAGCAACTGATCCAGAGAAGGAACACCGTTGCCGCTCTTCTTGATGATCCGAATAGGATTGTTCATCTTTGCGGCATTGGGAGCGGGAGCGCCAACTTCTACGTTAGCTTCCTTCAGCTTGGCAGTCGCCTTCTTTGCCTGAGGACGATAGGCATCCTTGAACTGAGCCTTGAAATTGGCACGAGTGCCGTAGATCTTTCTCATGCAGGCCATAGCAAAGCCAAATTCCTCAGAGAACTCATCGTTGTCACAGCGAACAACGGTCTTGTCGCCGTCCTTCCAGTACACAATGGTAGCGGGAGGATTGAAAATCACCTGCTGAGGAACCAGAGAGATTGCCTTGGGAGCAATAGGACGAGTTGCGGGGACTGCAGCCGCAGATGCCGCACTCGCACAAGCGCAGGAACTGTCTTCCTTAGGAACATACTTGGTAAGCTCAGCAACAGAAGGAAGAAAAACGGGGAGCAGATCATTCAGTGCTTTTGCATCATGAGGGTTCATAACGATTCTCCTTTTGATAAGATTGTTTTGTTAATTCCTTGGATATTGAAACATTCGCGGCGGCTACATGCTGCTCTGCGAAATTGTTTAACTAACTCCTTTTATAGTATATCAGGTTTTTCGGATTTGTCAATAGGTTTGGTGGAATTCCTTGCTTTTTCTACGATACAAATTCCCGTTGTCTGGGCTGTAATCGTCGGGCAAATCATTCCGCCTTCTTGCACACGGCCACGACGGGTTTTAGAGTTTGGGTAGGAGAGATCGACAGCCCCCCCCCACGACACACTCAATGAAGCCTTGCTTTGTGGCCTGTTTGATTCTGATCGTCTCACTCATTTTGTTTTACCTCATACACCGCACATGGCGGATTTCCGTGGATTTGTGCGCGGAGCGTTGGACAGATCTTTTTGATATAGAGCTTTTTCTTTGTGCGGCCTTGCGGATCAATAATCCCAAGATTGGAAGCAGTAACAGTTTTCAAACCATTTCTACTCGCTCTCAAACTTGGACAAAACTCTTTGTAAATGCGAGGCGTTTGTTCAAAGCCCATAGTATCATCTAAAATTACCCTTTCTTCACAACAACTCGCAACGGGTCTTTGTAATCCCGTGCTGCAAGGGTCGGGACAATACCTGTCTGGTACATTCTCGGCTTCCCCTCCCGATGTTGCTGCTTTACATCCAGAATCACTGGATTGCGGGGGGGGGTAATTCGATACCAGCCGGTCTTAGCTCCGCCCCCCCCCGCCTCGGCAGCTAAGGTACGAGCCAGGTTGTTATCATATACGCGATTGGCTACACCATTATTTCCGTTGATATAACCAAGTTGATGCAACTCAGGGTTGTCCGTCGCTAATTCGGCTGAGTGAGTATTGTTAGGCTCAAGTCGATCAAGAGCCTTTTCAAATGCGCCAATACCGCTGAAGAAAGAGCCGATTTGGATGTCTTCAAACAAATACGGCATAGCTTCGTACAGGTTTTCCATGATGTGAAGCAGCACATCGACAACAATACTGTTGCCAGCCTGCTTATAGAGCTGAGAGCTGGAACGATCATTTCCATTGTAGATATTCTGATTCATGCCGTTCTTGGCATTCTCAAAATCTTGGTCTTCAAATCCCATAAGTCTCCAACACTCTTTTGGTGTAAGTTTTCTCACACGAAATCCAGGTCGAATTGCAATAGGTGTTTGTCCACCACCCATTCCAGCCGCACTATTCACACAGGGGCAAATCCCATCACTGCACGGATGTTGATGAGCTTGCAACCCGCCAAGCATCGTAATATCGTTCTTTGTTTTATGTTTATCAAAAGTATCCACTACAAGTTGCCTCCGCTTCTTTTTGACGTACTGTTCTATTGTTGTCCCCTTATAGTAATTTGCGTCTATGCAATATGATACGGGGGGGGGTAAACAGACTGTCAGGGTTTAATTTATCGTTCATTCGACTCAATAACTCCTGTCATTTGCTGATTTCCAAAACCTTTATAGTCTCGTGCCAATAAGGTTAAGGCGACATCGCTGTAGCCATCAAAATGGCTCCCTTTGTTACTCAGCTTTGCGCCTCTCTTCGCATGGCAGCAAGTCCCATGTGTGTCTGTCAGTTGATCCGCGTCCGCTTGATCGGACGGTGTTGCTGATATTACGGAGTGGGGGGGGGCGATCATCTGAGCTACTTTCTCGTCGCTGAGATAGTAATGCTCATCTACTTCGTCCTCCAGCAGATCACTCAAAGATGATTTCAGAGGAATTGGTTCTGGGAATTTGAATTGACCGTTATCCAAATCTTTACGAATGATAACGCAGTAGACACGCTCTCTGTTCTGAGGAATGCCATAATTCTTTGCATTCAAAACCTGCCAGTACACATTGTAGCCGTACTCTTCAAGTTCCTTTACAAACAAATCAAAGGTTTCTTTGAAACGAGTACCGACAATGTTTTTGACATTTTCATAGATTGCAAAGCGAGGCTTCTTCTCACGGAGAAAGCGCAGCCACTCTACAAGAAGGGAAGAGCGGGTCTTATCAATGTCGGTTGATCCGCACTTCGGACACTGGTAGCGAACGGTATAGTGGGCTTCCAGAGGGTTATATGTATGGTCGCAGGATTTACATTTCCACGCTACCCCCCCCTGTTTGCCGGCGATTGAGAAGTCCTGGCACGGACTACCCCCGAACATTACATTGAAGTCAGGCACAGCTTTTTCGTCGGCCTGGGTGATATCGCCAATGTTCAGAGAATGATCCACACCATGAACTGCGCAATAGCTTTCTGCGGCGTACTTGTCGAACTCGCAGAAAAGGGCAGTATTGTATTTCATGATTTGTTTATCTCCTTAGAAAATCTATCTTCAAGCTCAAAAATTCCCTTTGGATGATTTTTGTAAAAACCTTTGATTGGCCTACTCATTTGAGATTGAAGCGCTTTTAACTTCTCCCAATATTCTGGGAGATGTAGATAGATGTTTTTCAGTTCTTTTAGGTTCTTGTTACAACAACACCAACAAGAAACACGATCTAAAATTGAATACAGTTCAACAGTTCCGGATTCTGTTGTTTCGTACCAATACCAACCTTTTGCATGGCAATACTCCAAACAATCCTTTTCTGTCATATCCCACTCAACCAGTGGTAATCTTTTGCCGTCGCTTTTTGCCTTTTCAAAACGGGATTGTTCGTCAGAAGCGATGCCGACATAATCAATGACCACATCATTCAGTGAGCGCTTAAACTTCTTTATTGCTCTGAGTTTTTCTGACGTTCCCCAACGGCAAAGACCACCGCACCAGCCGTATCCGTACTTCTGCCCCCCCCTCATGCTATTAACAGGACGCTCAAGCATCGTGTATAGAAAGGGTTCTGATGGATGAAGCTCAACATAATCGATTCCAAGTTCTTCAAGCACAGGAACAATCTTGTCTCGGATTCGGTAAATTGCCTCAAACTCCATACCAGTGTTATAGAAGAGGACAATATCGAGCGGGTATTTCTTTTCGATAAGACATAACAGCATAGCAAGGCTATCCTTGCCAAAGCTGACACTTGCAATATGCTTCATGTAAATCACACTCGCCGTTAAGCAATTCTTTCTGTAATTCGCTGACACGCAGCAGAGTAATAATTTTCGTCAATCTCGAACCCAACAAACTTTCGTCCCGTTTCAATGGCGGCAATAGCAGTTGTACCACTGCCCATAAACGGATCGAGAACTATATCGTTCGGGTTACTATGGATGAGAATTAAATCACGAATAAGTTCAATCGGTTTTTGCGTCGTATGAATGCGCCGTTTTGCAGACACGATTGGATATTTGAAAATTGTGTTTTCGTAGGTTTCTCTTTGTCGGTTGAACGTCCATCCTTTGCCTTTAGTCGCCCAAATTGCAAATTCACAAGCAGTTACATATAGGCGATCTCTGTTTCTTGGCATTGGATTGGTCTTTTGCCACTGGATCATCTCTTTTACAAGGCATCCACACCCTTCCAGAGCAGTAGCAATTTCACCCATATTTCGCCAAGCATTAAAAATGATAATATTTCCGCCTGGTTTAAGCCTGGATACCGCCTCTGGTATCCAACCCGTCAAGTCGAACCCTTTATCCCAATCTCCAAAATCAATTCCGTGGCGACCACGCATCGTATGGAAATTGTTATCAACGCTGATGTTATAAGGAGGGTCTGTAAGCACAAGGTCGGCTTGCCCCCCCCCACGATTGCATACCTGAAATACAATCCCCTACAAAAATCTTGTTTACCTCAAACATATTACTCTCCTTGTGTTGTTTAGCTAATTTCTTAAATCCAACGAATTGTCGGCTCACCGACAAAACCATGTTCCCACACAAACCAAGCAAAACACATTGTAGTTGCCCAAGGCTTTCCATTTTCATCAACAGCACTGCCATTGTTCAAAGGGCTTTGGCGCTTGGTAAACACATACACATACTTTGGCGGATGTGTGTCAAACAGAGGACGACGCTTCTCACCTTCGAGAAGCTGAATTTTTGCAAACATGATTACCTTATCATTTGATACTTCAAGAGCTTTTTCGATAAACTCTTTTGCCAGAGAGAACGGCGGGTTAGTAATCACATTGTCAAACTTCCGCCCGAAGTCATAGGTAAGGAAATCTACCCCTCCCTGGACACCGCAGGCGAACTTATCTTCACGCTCTACTAAATCCGTAGAAACAATCTCGCTATTAGGATAACGCTCCATCAGAAGCTTGCTGATATGACCTTGGCCTGCTGCTGGTTCCAAGATAGATCCAACGAGCGGGACACGATCAAGAATTGCTGCAGTCGTTTCAAACGGAGTTGCGTAGAAATCGTTCTCAGCACGAGATCTCGTAGGAGACTTGCCAGCCAGACTCGTACCGCTCAGATACTTACGGTCTTCTATTTTCTTCAACTCCTATTCACATTGGATACCGATGTACTCCAAAACTTCTCTCATGCCTAAGCCATGTTCATCCCACGATCTCATACAATAATCCCACAGCTTAGGATGAGAAACCTTCAGACGCTGGAAGCGGTTAGGGGACTTCTCCAGATGAGCGCCAAATGCACAAAATACGCATCCGGTGCGCTTTTCACCTGTCGTCGTCCACCCCCCCCCGCAACGCATGATTTCACCATAAACCGGTGCATAGGGGATATTGTAGGTGTAGAGATATTCAAGGACATCGTTTTCAGTCCAGAAAGACATAGGCTGAGAAGATGGATCTTTCTTATTA